CTTAGATGTAATGAACTCCCATTGATGAGGAAGATAATCCTCTTGATATAAAGTCATTTTAGATTCCATCGAACTCTATCTCATCTATTGGTCTAATGTGTTCTACTTCTTGCTTATCTGTTTGATTTAATACCTGTTTACCTAGCCATATAAGCATAGACACATTACCTCGTTCTGCTTGTCGCCATTGTAACTGCCTTAATCGTATTTTACCCTTCTCTCTACCTTTTGTAAGAAATTCGCCATAACTACGCCTAATAGTGTTTTCACTACACCCAAAAAAACTAGCTATTTCTGTATTAGTGCAACCGAATCCAGCTAACTTTTCTACTTGGTCTGTATCTAAATCATATTTCTTAGGTCGAGCCATTTACTAACCTTGCTTTCTTTCCAGTATATTGTTCCCATCTATTAATAATAACATCGCAGTAATGTGGATCAAGTTCCATTCCATAGCATACTCTTTTTGTTTTCTCACACGCTATTAGTGTTGAGCCACTACCTAAAAATATATCAACTACCTTATTTCCTTTATATCTTTCAAAAAACCATAATACTAAATCTATTGGCTTCTGTGTAGGATGATGTCTTTTTTTATCAAATTCTTTATCTGTTCCAAATATACCTGCCCACTTAATCCTTGCTATATCTCTTTTATGCTTTGTCTTACTCCAACATAATTCAAAACAACTACCATACATTTTATCTGCACTATCATCTAATCTTTTATCCCACACAACCCAAGAGCTTCCTTTTGGTAGATATTCGGCATAATAATCTCCACCCCACCAAAATTGTTCTTTACAATAATGAAAGTAATTTAAAAAAAATGCTGGATTGAAATCTACATTATCTCCTATTATAGGCTTATGATAATCTGCACCTGTTTTACCTTTAAACAATTTGCTTTTCATAGAACTATAATCAGTATCTAAATTCATTCCATAAGGAGGATCAGTAAACACCATATCTGCCTTATTACCATCTAACAATAATTCTATATTTTCTTTTACAGTAGAATCGCCACATAATAACCTATGATTCCCTAGTTCCCATATATCGCCTAGCTTACATACTGACTCTACATCTTCAGGTATCTCGTCATCATCTATCTTACCTTCTACTTCTATATCTGCATCAAATCCTACGAGTTCTTCTTCTTTAAATCCCCAGTCGATAAGCTCATCTAAATCAAACATATCTGCTAGTATATCATAATCCCAACCACCAGTATTCTTATTCAACCTAACATTTAATTCTCTTTCTTTTTCGTAAGGTAGATTTACAAATACACAAGGTACTTCTTCTATTCCTAATTTTTTAGCTACCCTTGTTCGTTGATGACCACCAACTATTATATTTTTTCTATCTTTGTGCTGATTAACTATAATCGGATCAACTAAACCGAATCTAGTTATAGAATCTTTTAGCCGTTGATATTGCTCATCTGTGAGTTGTCGTGGATTATATTCTGCGAATATTAACGAATCTATTGTTTTTTTGACTATTTCCATACCCTAAACCTAATAATATTTTTATTGTTTTTCTAAGATTTTATTTGTAGGAGATACTTTTACAAACACATAATCCTCTGCTCCCCATACTTTTGAAGCATAGATTTGTACTATCTGCGAATCATCTTTGTAGAATATTCCATTAAGAGCATCACATACAAACTTAACTAAATTATCTAAGTCTGCCTTACTTGATTTATAATATGGAGCATCATCTTTAAGTATTAATTCTTTATTCTTACTTCTAAAGTGGTTTTTAGGTCGCTTGTAGCAAAATGTTATACTTAGCTCTATATCTTTCGTAATTGGTTTTGCTGGTGCGAACTGCTTTGCTTGTAATAGAAATTTATTTTTATCCTTAGATGATGGATCATATTGGAACCTTCCATTACTACGGTGCCTTTGCTGTGGCTTTGGTCTAGTTCTAATTAGAAAACTAATCAATTTTCGTCATAATGCTTATTTGCAATATCTTGTAAGTTTACCATAACATCTTTATCGATTATCACGATATTATCATAACTATCATCTTCTTTTCTTATTGATGGAACACCTACAAACTTTCCATTAATACCTTCTATTAACTTAAATCCCTTTATTGTAAATCCATTTACTTTTACATTGAAAAACGCTTTAATCTTTCCCCAACTACCTTTGGTCATTCTTTCTATTTCCATTTATTTTCTCCTCAAATAATGATTCTTGTCTTTTTGTATTTTCAATTCTTTTTTTTGCATTTTCAAAATGTCTTGGATTTATTTCAATTCCAATAAAATCTAAACCAAATATTTTTGATTGAACACCTGTCGTTCCACTTCCCATAAAATTATCCAATACTAAATAATCATCTTTTGCAGATGTTTTTAATATTCTATTAACTAATGCTTCAGGCATTTGTGTTGGGTGTATTCTGCTATTTTTTGGAATATTATGTGGAATATACCAAATTGAAGATAAGGCATCGTGGATTCCATTTTTATCATTTAAATATATATCATCTCCCTTTGATAAATGGTATATAATTTCATAATCCAAGTGGTATCTTTTTTTTGTAGAATCAAACGATCCAGCATATTTCCATATTATGTATGATTTTAATTTAAATTTACCAAAAGATTCTAAATGTTCCAGCCAATGTGGAGTATTTATTGTTTTATTAAATGACTTACTTTTTATATTAAAATATATTTGTCCTGTGTCTTTAAGTATTCTATGATAATTATTAAATATCTTATCCATAAATTCTGAATATAACTTTAAAAACAAAATATCTTTTGAGTTGGCTGAATATCCTGCTCCGTGAAAATCCTCATAAGGTGGAGATGTTATTATTAAATCAATGCTATTGTTATCAATAGATTTCATCACTTTATTACAATCATCTAGTATTAATTCTACCATAGTTTATATTTATTCCTTTCATTTCTTTTCCTACCATTCTCGCTACAACATTCCTTGCAATACGATTGATAGCCACCTATTCGAGTGTGATATTGCGATTTTTTTTTCACCTTATTACATTGATTGCAGATTATTCCACCATCAACAAATCTTTCCTTATATCGTCTTGTAGCTTCTACTGACCTCTTACTTTTAAATTTATCTATTTTACCCATAAGATTGTGGTGGACTGATATTAGCCCACCATTCTCCTTTTCGACATAGTAAACATCAGTTTACCTAATACTAAAGCAGCCCTACAAACGGCAAGTAAGTGTGCATTGAGTATGCAAGAACGCCCTAGAAGCTGGTTAGGCATTAGGGCATAGAGAGTGCAAGGCTGCTTCATTTTTTTATGCTTCTGCATTTATATCCTGAATTTCATTTATATCTCTACTAGGTAGAATCTTATCTTTACAACATTTTGAATCTTGTCTTAGTTCTTCTTTGCGATAAAAAGCACTCTGCTTACAATTATTACAGAATCCAATATAAAATCTACCAGTAGTATCTAATCTATATTCTACTTCTACTTCTATCTCATCAGGGAGATCTGCAAATCTCTCTTGAGATAAAAATGTAGTTGGATGTGGTATATACTTCATCTCTGTAAAGCTATTAGTCCAATAATCAACCCACCTCTGAGTGCCTTTAATAATATCTTCTATAGAGTAGTCCTTTAAGATAGATTCTAATTTAAGTAATGCTTTTGGCTTTCCAATCTTTCTAGGATACAAATCCCAAAAAACTAAAAAATCTGGATTATCCTTATTCTTCTTTTTCTTTTTATTATTATTCTTATTATTATTCTTATTATTAGGGAGTGAACGTTCATTGAATGTTCCGTGAATACTCATTGAATGACTACAACCCTCCTCTATAAAATCAAATTTAGATGGATATGGTCTATTGATTTTTTGATGCAACTTCCAATTTTTGATCCTAATCAATGTTCTATCATTACCAAACTCAATTAAGCCTAGTTCTTCCATTTTAGTTAGCCCATTTTCAATTACACTAACACTAATACTATCTGCTGGAAATACTTTTGCTTTTAAGCCTTTAGCAGAGTATACCTGAATACCCTCATCATCTGCAAAGTTGGTCATTCCTAGAAATAACAATCTTTCTACTGGTGTTAATTCGATAACCTTTTCATCGCACCAAAACTCTTTTTTTAATATTCTGTTTCTCATAACACTTACTTACTCCTTTCTGCCGAATTAATAATATAGTTAATTCTGATGTTTAAAACAACTTCGTTTGTATTGTTGGATTATAACTTGCATCATATCTTTTGTTTTGACCTTTAGGATATGGTTTTATTTCATATTTTAAGTTACTTAACATATTTTTCTTTTGTGTCTTACTACCTAAAAATATTGTATACCTATGTTTTGAACTTCTAAATTTTCTATTTTTTTTATAGTCTAAATTTTTATTATAATGTCTGCTGTGAGATTTATCATCATTACCTATATCTGTTCTTTCTTGTGTCTTACCAGTATATATCCAGTTAGTAGCTTGATATATATACCCATTGTGATTTTGTTGAGTATCTGCATAACTAACTATAATTTTTGGTTTATCAATTAACTTTAAACAACAACCTACAAAATAAGATGTTAAATTCTTTTTTTTATGGTCATTAATACATAATCTATTTAATTCATAAACATACTTTGTATATTTCTTTCCACATATACCATCGCACAAAGCTGGAGATGCTGGTTTACCCACAGTTAAAACACCTATTAATATTTTACTTTCAAATAACCCAAAAGCATAAGAAATACTTGGTATTCTTTTAGCATAATGCTTATGCAACAACCATTCATAAGTTTCTTTAGAATCAATAGATTGTACGCTGTATTTATCTTTTATGCTCATTTAATAATACTTTCTAATATCTCTCTACATAATTGTTCAGGAACAACTGACCTTTCATAGCTTCCCTTTAATCCTTGTGTTCCAGTTTTTGATCCTCTTGGTGCTCTTTCGTGATGACAATCAGGATTACCATTTTTGCATACTGGTCTAGGAATCCAATGTGCATTAGTCCATATATCAGTTGGCTTTGCCCTTGTATCTCCATATTGACAATACCATATAGTTTTTCTCTCTAAATTATATATCTTCATCTCAGTCATTTTTCTTAGCAATCCTCTTGGATTTTCTATAATAAAATATAAATCAGTATTCAATTTAGTATAATGTGCGATTATTTCTTTCATCTTCCTGATCATTCTTAATCCCCACTCTGCATCTTCTGTTTTAGGGATAAACTCCCTGTCTTTATATGATTGATTAAACTCATTTATATATGATTTATCTTTAGTCCAATGTGTAGAACAACTTGCTATTGAGAATGTCCTACAAGGTGGAGAAGCCCAAATAATATCAGGAATAAATCCAACCTTATCATAATCAAAGTCAAATATATCACACACTTGGTCAATACCCTCAAAGTCCTTATAGTCCGTTGTATGTGTTTCCATTCCCATTTCTTCTGCAACTTTGCTAAATGACCTAGATCCTGCAAATAATTCTAATACTTTCATCTTGTATACCTTATAAATGCTTTATGCAATGGAATATAGCCAACATACTTGTATATAAATTCTTTATTACCAAATTCCGTTGTTATCGGCATTTTTTTCCATTCCCATAAAAAGTTATGATTATCTTCTACTAACTCTAAAATATCAAAACAAAAAACCTCATCACCAACCCCAACAACATAATAAAAATACATTTTATTAAGTGTTGCATATTCTTTATTAAATGAATACTTATCAAATTCAATAAGCGTATCATCGTACATCTTTTCTCTATACTTGATCTCTGCAATTACATTGTTTCCGTGTGCATCAAATCTTGCATATTTATCGCTAGATTCTTTTAATCCAGTACCTAGAACTTCATTGACTGATGATAAGATTTCTCGTTCTGTTTGTTTCACTTTACTATCCTGACATACATTGGATTGTATTTACTTCCTAGTTGAAATGTTGATGTATAAGAATCATTTTCTGCATACACAATCATACTATATGCAAATAATAAACCAATCACCATACCAAGAACTAGATGTATTTTATTATTATTATTCATTTTATCTCCTAACCTAATCCGTTATCTCGGTTTAAGAATTTAAGTATTTTACACTTTGTTTTCTCTACAGAGTGTTTTATCGGCTTTTCGACCTTAAAGTAACTCATATTGTCTAGCACAAACTTATCTGCTTTTGATTTACTAGAAAAATAAGCCGAGTTTTTCTTTGTTTTTTCTGCGAATTTAACTTCCCAAATATTCATTTATTCCTCCTAGAATGGTATTGCTTCGTTATCAGGTGTATCAACTTCTTGTTCTATTGTTTGATTTACAATATTATTATGAGATTCACCATCTATATTTACATACTTTTCACCTAATACTTTATCAGCATAATCTTTAACCTCTTGAGCCATTCCTGATTCGTGAACAATCCATTCTAAAGAGCCTTCATCTAACTCAACTAGTGATTTGCCTTTATTCTTGCCCTTTTTAAACGGAATATAGTCATCATTGACATCTAGCTTAGGTTTTGGATTATCATAGCTAGAATTGCTATTTTGTAGCATTTCATCAGCACTTGCAAACTCTCCACCATTACTTCCATATGCAGCTAAAGCTCTACCGATAGCGTGAGTTTCTGTTGATTCTAGCACTTTGCCTTTAACTTTAGAACGAAGCGATTGGTCTGATATATCGCCCATAGCGTGTCCACTATAGCTATTTGTTCCAACAGTTAATACTGCTTTAATTATAACAACTGGATATTGTGTTATATCGTAGTTTGTTATTAACGTATAGTCCTTGCTTGTTTGTTCGCCTAAATCAGCGATACGCTTTCCAACAGTATGATATTTTTTACCAAACAAATCTATCACACCTTCATTGTTTTCCTTACTCATTTGTTATCCCCCCTTGTAGGAATCCATAGTAATAAACATATTACTATTATTGCTTTCATTATTATTGACATTACTAAATCTAATTGATATGCTTGATCCAAGAACTCCATTATTTACCTCTCTTATCTTGATTTTGATATATGTGCATTACTGCGCCATCTTTTTCCATAGTTATAAGCGTTCCATCATCTAGCTTAACCTTATAAACATTTGTGCATATCATATAGCCTACAATCTTATAACCAGCCCACCCAGCTAGTTTTAACTTATTTTGTATTATTTGGCGATGTTTATTACCTATCATCTTACTTGCTCCTTATTTGTTTAATTGCCTAACCAGTCCAATATTAATATTAAAACAATCATATTTACAAGAAAAAGATTCACTTTTTATTAAATAATTGAACATTACGAGGAGAAATAATTATAAAAAAAGCCCTATTCAATGAAGAATAAGGCTCTTTTATACCTACTAAACGAATATTAATCCGATTAGTTGGAGGGAAATTCTACCATACTTCTGTGAGTTTCATTTTGCAAGTATATAGATTAGGTGCGCTTTGTTGCACAGATATTGACTTCTGATTAATTCTTACTTTTGCAAATTCTTGCTTGGTGTTGTCTACTTGTAGAATCATAGGAATTTGACCACCCATAGAGAATGTAGTTAGCCAACCCATAATATTGCCCTGATGAACACTACCATCAAAGGCATCAAATGCACCATTAGATGTGTCATATATACCAGCCATTGTATCTTCTGATGTTTTAGGGAACGTATCTTCTTTAGATAAGAACGACCACGTTAAATCCCACTCTCTGCGACCACCTTGCGATACTGGTCTAAAATCTGTAGCATCTGAAGCATCACCAACTTCTATATTAGTCCACGCTGGATAATCTCCCCAATGTGGCTGCTTATAATAATTTATGTTTGATATTGATCTTCCACTAATCGTATTCTTCGTAGTGATACCTTCATAGTTTCTCTTAACATTCATAGATAAGTTTGCACTATGTGGAAAGTCAAAGTATCGCCCAACAATTAAAGAGCCTAAATTAACCGAATCTCCATTTACAAATCCAGCGTTCTTTTTTAAATATATATCAAATACACCTATATCATCATTACCATTATAATCATCATCACTTTTTAATTCTTTTATTGTATAGCCTAGACTAGATGCAGAACCTACTAAAGAATGACCAGACTTACCACTATAATAACCTAATCTTATTTTAACCTCATCTGCTCCTATATTACCAAAATCGTGTCCTAATGCACCAAAATAGTTAATAGTAGACATAAATTGAGAGAACTGCTTATTATTATTTTTAAAATAAACTTTCCACCCTACATAATTATCTGCTTCAGATGTTATGTTTACTTGATACGTTTGCATATTAGCTGGATTATAATCCCAAGCTGCCTTATCATCTCCATCGATATTCATATTCTGGTAATTGTTTATATAGCCTATACTCTTGCAATATTGCATATAATCGACATATAAACGACATATTTTTACTTGACCATAGCTACTTTTGCTTAACGCCATAATTTCCCCTAATTCTGTTTAACATTGAAGCCTGATTTGATTTTAATTTATTTTCAGGCATTTCCCCTTTTTTATTTAAATATCTTTTTTTACCATTTAAGGTAGAAGATAATACTGTTTTTACATTACCTATATATTTATTTGTTTTATTATAATTCTCATAAGTTGTAGTTGATAGATCCCATTTAGAATTTATACTATTAATATTATCAGAATAAGTATTTCTTGTTACTTTTATTGGTTTTGATTCTTTGTCATAAGCAACTACTTTTGTAATATTAAATCTTCCATAGTATGTCATAATCACATCATCAGGCTGTGATAAAAACAATATTACTATTTTCTTTCTATTCATTCCACTAATAGTATTACCCAGAATCTCACCCACTAGAGAGCCACTATATGATATTTCAAGTGCTGATAAATTTTCTGTTTTATCTAATATTAGCGAATCCATTGTTTTTGTTAAAGTTATGTTCATTATCAAACCCCAGTCCAACTTATTGTTTTAGGAGAAGATTGATTACCTTGCGAATCTGTTACTATTAATGTTATAGAACATTCTCCCTCCCAAGTACCACCAGCAAAAGCAGAAATATGAGAATCTTGCACACTATCAGGCATAGGAACACCATTTCTAACTCTAATCCAACGCCATTCAACAATATTATTACCATAAGGGGAATAACTACCACCCCCATCTACTGTTATATAAGTAGTTACTGGGATTGTATCCCCATCATAAATTTGTTGGTCTGGATAACCCCCAAAATCATAATATAAGCTTAAATTAGCGATAGGATTCGTATCTACATTTATGTTTAGTATGGTGTTTAACATAATTATAACATCTTGAACAGTAACACTTCCATCTTGGTCTAGGTCTGCTTGAAATTGTTGATTTTCATCTAATCCTTCACCAGTAAAAATATGTGGTAGGACTTGTATAACATCAAATATATCTAAATTATCATCCCCTGTTACATCACCAGTAGGAATATCTATCACTTCTTCTTCACTAACTTCTGCTATTTCCCAGTCATCATATTCTGAAGGGGCTAACGCGTGTAATTGGACACATTCTATATTTACTTTTGTTAAATCTTTTTTAATACTTGTAATCATAAAATAAGGATATACTACTTGGTCTATAATAATGTTTTCTATGGTCATATCCATACCATAAGGCTTGGTGTTGCCTATATTTGTCCTGCTTCCTGAATTATCTACAAAGTCTATAGTATCTCCCACCTCAAGCTCAAGCCCATCGCCTAATGGAATTTGAAATGATAATATCAAATGTTGATTTTTATTTATCTCAAATAAATGCTTTGCTAAAACTTCTGCTGATAATCTTTCTTGTATGTATGGAGCTTCGTGTTCCAGAACATAAGTATCTTCATCTTTTATATCATATAAATCTATATAGTTTTGCTTTATTTGTTGATTATGCTCTATATCAGGCGTTGTTTTTGTATATTCTTCTTTAACATAATCAAAGCCATATTTAACTCTGCATTTTATTGCTACATCTTCTATCTTTGTTTTTCTGAATTTGTAATTTATAATCTGATTCTCATTTATACTTTTATCAACATCATCATCTGCATAAAAAGGCTTTATACCAACAATAGATGGAATCCCATCGCTTATACTTGTCTTATAAAAAAATGGTGAAGATTGAGATATTTTTTGCATAACATCAATACCTTCCTCTTTTTCGTATAATGAGAAATCAAGAAAATACTTATCATCTTCTACGTTCTTTTTATTAATTTGAGAGTTTTGAGGGAATCCAAATTCTTTTTTAACTATATCATCTGTAACATCTGATGGCTTTCTAATTAATTGATCTAGCCCACTAGAAGTTTTATCTCCGTGTATTTTGCCTTTTACGAATTTATTATTAGTATTATCATTCTCATACTCTAACAAAGCAACATCAACAATATCATTATCACTCATAGCAACAAATGGAGTTAATTCTTCTTCATCTGCAAATGTCCAAGAATCTATTTCTCCTAATGATGTTAGATTTCTCCTTGCATATCTAAGTTTAAAATTTCTTAATGATGATAAATCATTATAGTTTACCCAATTACTTGTAGTTTGAACTCTAAATATATTAGAACTTAAATCAAAACTATATTTAACATTATTTGCATTATCATTATGGAAAACATCAAAATTATTTACATCTATATCAAATAAAATTTGTTGTTCATCTTGGTACTCCCAAGATGCGAGAGCTTGAGTGGGATTTGTATCATATCTCCAATTCTGACAATCTATAACAAGTTCATATCTATAACCATTAGCATAATATGTTTTTAATCTATCATTTGTCAAATAATCTATTAATTGCAATAATGTTTCATCTTCTTGGTGAACTTGTCTATGCTCATTTGCGACATCAACTGAATTTGATGTAAATTCTATTCTAATATGATCCGAATGATATAACCTATCATTACTATTAGGTGCTTCTATGTATTTACCTTTAGCATTAACAAAGAAGTTTTCATTAAAACATTCTTTCTGATACCAACTACGCTGGTAGAACATTCCAGAAAATAATGCTTTTTGTCTATATCTTAATTCAATGTCATTATAATTATTAGGTAAATTCCAATCATCATCGCAATATGTAGTAGGAAAATAAGGGAACATATAAGTTGTAATGATATTCTGATTAACATAATCAATAGAATCTAAAAATTTATAATATGCTCTCCAAGTATTACTGCCTTGAATATTATCTACATTTTGTTGAGTTGTGTGAAATGTATGTCTATAATCTGTAAACACTTCATCAACGGAATTTTCGGTGCTTGATTCTTGTGTCCAAATTCTTATAGGACAACCTTTATAAAAATGTGCTGAAATCCAAGCAATATTTCTATTATATTCAGTTATCCAATCACCATATACACTATATGGTTCTTCATCTACTGGATTAATATCGCTTGTTAATGAAGAATAAACATTCCTGACTGCTCCAAGTGGCTGCGATGTTAATTCAACGGAATTATTAGAGTTATTCAAATCTTGGTCTATTTTAAATTCTGGATTAACTATAAAGTTTGCTTTTTGTGGAAAAAATCCAAATTCCCAATGTCGTGGAGTACGTTCTGCACCATCATCGTCAAATACTTGATGATATTTGTTGTTAATTGCCTTAAAAGATGAAATTAGTTTCCCATCTGAACGAGTATCGATTGTTCTTTCTTGTGATTTACTAATACTTGATTTTAATGGTTCAAATTCAAATTCTACTATAGGCACATCAAAATTCTTATAAGTTTGGTCGCCAATATCAAATTCTTCAGTTTGATATTCACAATCTACTTCTTGACCATTATTATCATATTTTACTGGATAAACAGATAGCATATCAAAATATTCAGGCTGTGAATTTGATGAATTTATTACATCAGATATATCTGTTTTAACATATACTTCAGCATTATCGTCAGTATCTAAAATAGGTAGAAAATATCTAGCCTTATAAGTTTTATAAGAAATAAGTTTAGACAATTCTCCACAAAATAAATTACCAGTAGGTATGTTTTCTTGATTCGTTCCATCACCTTGTGTTACTAAATTTATATAATCACCTTCTACTATAAATTGAGATTCCCAATCTGTTGGATATTTATAATCAACAACCCAATCACCTTCCACTAATCTCTTATTTAATCTATCAGGTGGCTCTGAATATACATTTGCAGCGTGGTCGCCTAGCTTTATAAATAATGTATCTTGATTAATTAACTGATTAGTTAAATCGTTTTCTGAAGTTCTAGCATTAATATTCTTAATACCTATAATATCATAATCATCTTTAAATGCTCTATCAGGAACAATTAAAATATTATTATCAGCAAATGGTGCTTCTGTTTCGTGGTCGTCAATATACACTACTGCTGGTGCCTGTTTCAAATGTCCATATAATACTGGTATTCTTCTTTCGTTATCACCTACAAATGTTTGCTCATCTTGATATAATGTATGCTCAGATAATGGTAACTCTTTGTGAAATTCATCTATAAACCTATCTTCACATTTTAAATCTATCTTAGATGAATCGTGTGTTACTCCAGTTATTTTTAATGAAGCTATTTTATTACAGTCATCTAAACTTTCGCAAGATTGTGTTTTTATATAAATATCAATAACACCACCAGTCATTTCGCCTACAATCGTATCTGAGAAGCGTATTCCACTCATTTCGGCATTATTTATTGTTATTGATGTTCCACTTAGCTTTATTTTTTTATCTCTTAAATTAATGGATTCTTTAAGTCCACCAACTTTCATTATCAAATCGTCATAATAAATCCCATCTAATGTTTGTGATTGAGTTGATAGGTAATAGGTTTTGGAGCTAGAATTAATTATAAATAGCAAATCAAAATTATTAATGCTAGAAGATAAATCGTTTTTTATTTTAGGTTTTAATTCTATCACGACATACCAAAGGAAGTTCCACGTCTAACTGCATCTGCTATCCTATCTGCAAGTTCGCCTTCTACAAATTCATCAGTCATTACATTGCCTTGTATATTAACTGTTACCCCAGTTCCAGCACCACTATTATCAACACCTTCCATAGGAGTTACAGATACAAATTCTGCTTGACCACCCTCACCAACTGTGAATTGTGTTGGCTCATCTACAACGCCTTCAAATCCATATTGAGCACCTTCTTTTTTCTTATATGCTTGATTGATTGACCTTACATTAGCTAAACCTGATGCGATAATTGCTGCCCCAGTTATATATCCCAATGTTCCACCTTGTGCAAATGCTTTATTCGCACCAGCATAAGTATCTGCTATCGCTTGTGCTATAGTAAGTGCTTCCATTGTTTTTGCATCTGCACCTACTGCTTCGCCTAAATCTTTAATAGCTCCTACACCAATAGCAGTCATATCTAAATTAAGTTGTTTTTTTGCTATTGCAAATTTTTGTTGATTCTCTACACTTTGTTCTTCTATCTTTCCAGCTTTAAGTAGTTTTTTCATATAAGCATCTAAAGATTGTGTAGATGCAATATGTAATGGAGGTATTTTTTCTTGTTCTTCTTCTAATTCAACTAATACCTCTTTTTCTTCTTTTAATGCTTCTGTATATCTTATTGTAGCATCAATAATAGATTGTCTTACTTCTTGTTCTGTTTTTCCTCTTGCCGACATTTGTTCAGATATAAATTGTTCATCTAATAATAAAGCATTATTTTCTTTAATTCTAAGCACTCTTGCTTCAATAGCTTCTTTTTGATTATTTATTTTTTCTGTAAACTCATCAGTTGATGTATCTGATTTAACAGTTCCGAAGAAGAAATTAAACGCTTCATCTGCTTCTTTAGCCCAACTAACTAAACCACTTAAAACACCATTATCTACAAGTAATCCACCTATTGTTTCTCCTATATCTCCTAAAGCATTTTGTAATTGTGCTACTTGACCAGTAAATGTTTTTGTTTCAGCTTGAGCAGCACCACCAAATAAACCAGCCATAACTTCTACTGCTTCTCCAGCCATCATTTGTTCTGATGTTAGGTTTCTTAATTGTGGAACAAGCTCTCCAAGTTCTCCAGCTAGTCCACTAAAAGTCTTTGCAGTATTCCTGACTGCTGATTCTAATGTCATTCCAGTAGCTGCTGCTAGATCTGCTGCAACTGGTAATATATCTTTAATTTGTTGTTCTGTAAAATCAAGTTCAGCTAGAAATGCTTGTTGTGCTATAATTGCTTCATCACCAAATATACTTACATTCTGTAAAGCAGATGCTTGATTTAATAATGCTTGTGATGTCCTACCTAGTGCTTGTTCTAGCTTTTTTTCTGCTAATTCTTGTTCTGCAAATGCTTCTATAGATGCTCTTATTCCACCAATTAATGCTTGGCTACCAAAGTATGCACCAGCAACTCCCATTGCAGCTGTTTTTAAACCACCAAGAGATTGCTTTAATCCCTTTACTTGTGTATCAGATTGTTTAAAACCTTTTGTCTTTGCTTGTATTTCGTATGTGGTTTTATTAGCCATTTTTACCCTTTGTGCTGAATTGTATCATTTCTTCTTGTATTATAGTAAACTCATCAACAACTTCTGCTGGAGTTTCTTTTAGTGATGGATATGGAGGACAATTAAAGTCTTTACAGAATTGATATTCCCTTATTCTCATTTGGCTGTTTTCGTCTATTAACTTATCCATATTAACAAACATAAGAGCCTGTTCGTATAATGCTTCTCCCACTCTGTCAAATCCCTTTTGTTTACATTCATTATAACATTCAAATATAACTCGATATACGTCATCGATACTATCAAATGTTACATCGTTACCAGTATATGGGCTTAACGCTACATAAGGAAATTCATTTGGAAATGTGTTTACCTTCTGTATTCCGTGTAGAGATATTTGTACATTGATCCTTAACTTGATTTCTTCAATTTTTTTTTATTCACAATGAAGTAACATTCTTTAGCAATCAATATAATGTCAATATCTGTAAACTCGTTAAGCTCATCTTCAGTAAATTTTGTTGCTATTAAACAACATTCTGCAAATGATGTCCAATCCAATGGCTCAGATAACTCTGCTTTATGGTATAAATTGTTAAATTTACCCCTATCTCGTAAGTTTAACTCTTTTATATCAAATTGTATATCTTTCTTATTTTCGCTTGTTATTTTAGCCATTTAGTTTATCCTTATTTTACCACGCTGATTGTGATTCACCATTAAATACTGACAACTGCAACGCTTCGTTGGTATCTGAAGCACCAGTCGTAACACCTTCAAATGCTAAAGAATGGAATATTCCGTTCTCAGATATATCTTGTGCTGGATCACCAGTATATTGAACATTCATCGCAATATTTGCTTCACCTACAGAAGATACAGTTCCATCACCAATATTTAGTGCTATTGCAAGTGTATCTCCATCAAGGAAATCTTGAATAACATTTTCACCAGCACCATAGTCTGCATTTGCATCATATTTAATAGTCATACTTCCAGTTACTGTTAATTCAGGTATAGAATATGCTTCTGCATCACCATTTGAATTAAAACCAACTCTATTTACTCCATTAGATATACTTACACTAAAGTTCTTTAATACTACGTCCATATTAGCACCATCAACAGTTAGTGTCTTTGTAGATAAATCACCCACATTGTAATAACCAGTAGTTTCAGGAGCTACCCAAGAGCCATCAAAAGTCTGCTCTAATACACTTCCAGTAGATACTGGATTTGAGAAGCCACTAAAATAGTTACCACTCATAGTCATAAAGCCACCATTAGTTCCATAATCCATCGATAATGTAAGATCAGAACACATTACTCCAGTTACTTTAATTCCTTCTGCAGCTGCTGGATAATAAGCTAGATTTACTGTATGTGGAATATTGTTAGTTAATCCACCACCTATAGATGATATGTGAGTTCCTTGACCACCAATTTCTGTTAAGTGAACATAACTTCCTGATTCACTATGTTCTTGTGCTACAAGAGCAAGATGTTGTGCTAATAACTTTGGAGTAGCAATCATCTCAAAAGGCATTGTTATTGTTCCACCTCTTGTATTAAGAATTGTATCGTTAGCGTGTTTTACTAATCCTCTACCTGATAATAACCTAGATTCCCTTGTTACATTAAATGTTGGTTTAGTTGGCTGAACGATTGGTAGCTGTCTATAAGCAGTTCCATCTGCTCCACTACTATCTAATCCAACTCCGAAGTTCCCATCTGTTTCTGCTTTTATACCAACTTTTACATTACTTATGGGAAGGTTTGTTGTGCTAATAGCCATTATTTATCTCCCTTTTTTTTATCTATTGTTGTTACCAATCCCATAGATTGCATCTCTAATGCAACTTCTTTCGGCAACGCTATTGTTTTACCATCTTTTAAATCATCAAATTCTTTTGATGTGCAAGGCATACCAACTGAACTGAATTTTTGTAATTTATCTACTAAAGGTTTTACATTCATACTTTCTCCTAAGCTACATTTCCTAAATGTTTGCAATTAAAACTCATTGTTACTACATACTTTTCTTCTTCTTCCTCTGTATTATATTCTGTTGTTTCTATCTTACAATCATAGGCTTTGGAAGAATCTGATAACTCCATTGTGATATTATCGTGAATAAGTGCTTCTATTCTAGCTACAACGCGAAGAACATTATCAAGAGCTACTTTTTCTATATCTTTTTTACCACTATAATACAAGAAATTAATGTTATACTCTCTAGTTTCAGAGAAAGAAGCATATTCAAGCAATGAATTTCTTATCGGATCTAATCGTAGATACTGACTACTAACATTTTTAGTATCGTGTCCAACGTATATTGGTAATGTGTTCCCAAACTCTGTTCTTAATATATTCTTTAATTTATCGAGTATATTCTTAAAATTATTTTTAGGAGTTATCGGCATTAGTAGCTATATCCTCGTCTAGTTAAATCAATAGCACTTGATTGTGCATTTGTTATTTCTCTACTAGCACTTGCTACTTCAATTTCCCAATAGTCATTCTGTGTCATTGATGCACCTTGAAACCTTACCATTAATCCACCTAATCCATTTAACTCTTGTAGTCCACCAGTAACCAGTTCTGCATCAGATTCTTGACCGAATATCTTATCATTACCATAATACTCTACTTTTACTTCTGCAACACCATAAGCACCAGTCGTTGTGCAAGTTATTTTTAATAAATCATATGCTTCACCTACATATTGTCCATCAGTTTCCACTATATCCATACTTCCTGAAACACTTTTATTATTAATTGCACCTTGTCTATCTTTTGCATCAACCTCATAAGATAACTTAAATTCACCAGCATTTAGCCTATCTACTATTCCAGTTCTTTCTGCATTTGTTACTTGTGAATAGTAATAATCAGCTTCTTCTGTTTGACCTTCAGCTCTTAATATGTTTGCGACACAAATGTACGATGTCATCTTAATTACGATTGCATCATATTCTTTAGCTTGGGTATTTGACGCTGTATTTTGGTCTATTTGAGCAACTTTAGGTAATGGGGTAGCATATCTACCATCTAGTAAATTATTTAGCTCCATTGAAGCGTTTACTAGCATTTGGTCAAAATAAGTAGCATTGTCAATACCACCTTCCATTAATAAATCTATTGGATTAGAAGCATCGTTAAAATAATAAATAGTATCTAAAGCACTATCATAATACCATTCACCATTAACATTTACTACACCACTATTAGCTTCTGCATCTCCTAAATCCTCTCCATTAACGAATAATTGAGTAACTAGGCCTGAATTTCTTGCTAGATATAGATTAGATGTTCCAGTCGTTTCCCAACCTAGAATCTGTCTTTTCGCATCGTAAGATGAGAAGTTAGGATAATACATCTCAAGATCACTTTGACTTGCATATTTAAAATCAGTAGCCATTTATTATTTCCTTTTTCTTCTAGTCATTCTTTTTCTTTTAATTTTACCTAGTTTTAGTTTAGGTCTACCAACTTTTCTTCCGTATGTTCCTTTACCTTTAGGCATATATTCTCCTTAATAAGTTGTTACTGTTAATACTGCTTCACATTTTTGTTGTGGTGTATTACCAAATACTTGTTTCAATGAATTAGCTCTATCAGAATCTGATGAATTTAATTTACCACTAAATGGACTTGTATGTAATACACTAACCACAAACTCTGCATTAGGTCTTTCTGGTATAGTCCAAGAATGCGCTCCAGTTTCATAATTAATCTCTCCGACTACTCTATCATTTCTCCAGATTAAATTACCTCTACCATCATCTCTGATGAATATATTTTTATATGATGAGGCATTTGTAACTGGATCATATACTAAGTCTGTTTCTAATTGAGCATCATAAGATGTAAATGCTGATGGGATTCTACCAGTACCTAGAAATTCTGCTGTTCCACTACTACCAGCTCCAATCGCTATTGCAGATGTAGATAAATAAGAGCCACTCCTAAACACTATATCTCCATTCTCTAATCCTACCGTAACTTTCTTTTCAAATAAATTACCAGATGTGTAATATTGAGTATCTAGCGCATCTTGTATCTTTGCGATAATTCCAGTAGAGCCACCAAACTTAGTATTACTTGAATCCACTGTAAATGTTAGATTATCAAATGTTGTTCCACCATCTACAGTAATATCAAACTCGTATGCAGTAGAAGCAGTAAGCCCACTCTCTGTATTTGCAGTTATGTCTGATAACCCAGCTACTGCATATCCAGCATCATAGAATTGAATTGCTACACTACCAGCAGTTATTCCTGATTTAGCAATAAGAGCTCTACCATATCCAAAAAAATTCATTGCTTTCCATCTACCTTGAGAATCTGACTGAGCAGTTGAGTATTTATCGTATTTATGATGTGCATTGAAAAATGGGAATCTTACTGGATCATCATCATCAGTATTTGAGGTAGCTGTTGAGCCATAAAGACCTCGTTTTACAGTTAAAGTATTATTGGCTAAATCTGATTTATTTCCAATAGCAGTCACTTCCATTATTTCATCTCTAATCCGTATTAAATCACCAACTCTAAATAAATTAGCTGTATTACTGACTTCATCAGTATATGGCTCTAAATATACTGTTGTATTTGTTGCACTACCATCAACATTATCAGTAGCTGTGGTATCATCTGTATCTGCTGTGCTATCTGTATATTCATTTGAATTAGGTGCTACCCCTGTTACAGCAGTTCCATCATATTGTGCATTATCTGCTGTAATTATCGCTCTTGTCGCTGGAATAATAATTTCCTCATCAGGATTTAATAAATATTGAACATATTGAACTGCCTCATCTACCTGATCTTCTCCATCATACATTGTGTATGCAAAAATAGCATTAGCTGATACATTACCATCATTCTTAACACTAACTGCATTAATTTGGCTTGTTGATGTTGCCGATTCACTAGCTGCTGCTATATCTAATAACAAGGTATTATCATCAGCACTATATGTAACTGATGTTCTTTTTTTATCTACTGGTTTCGCATAATCAACTTTTTTTGTCCTTTGCCCTTCAAAGCCACCTGATGCTCCGTAAGTTGTTGTTGCGCCTGAATCTGCTCCTACTCCCATAATTTTACTCCTAAGTTAAATGATATTTTACTGTTATACTGATTGAATAGTCTGAATTAATACTATCCGACCTAAAAAATGCTAATATTACTTTCCCTGATGCGACTGCTGCACTATCTACTGTCCAGCTACTTAAATACGCTTGTTCACTTCCAGCGTTAGTAACATCGCTGTTATGTGCTAATAATGTTCCGTTTGTTAATGCAGATGTAGAGCCACTTGTAAAGTCGTAACTAAATAAGTGCATACGAGTTGTATCTCCAGTCGCAGCATCTGCACCCTCAATAGATGTAACTGAATCAATGCTTATTGCATCTGGAATATACCACAACAAAGAAACTAAGTCCGATGCTCTTTCTCTAGTAGAATCTGATGTTGTAAAAGATGTATCTGGATCTGTTGAAGTTCCACATCTAGGTATTGTTGTTGCATTAGCATAATTTGCAGAGCCAAATGGTAGTGGGTGATGTGTATTAGCTACAAATACTCCAGATTCTACATTCCCTATTGCAAATGTTGCATATTGTGTATTTACATTATTTCCTGATGCAACTACTAATTGATTTGTAGTATCTACTGCAAGTACAGCAGTTCCATCAACTGCTCTTACTCTTAAGGCTGTTGTAGTATCATCGTTCTGTGGTCTAACCACTAAGCTGTCATCTGATAAAAAAGCACAAGACGGAGTGCCTTCTCCATCTTTAATATTTCTTGTTGTTGTATCTACACCATTATTTGAATTATCTACTTGCAGTAAATCTTTATATGTATTTGCTAATGTTTTTCCAGTTAAACTCATTGTTCTCCTAAGTTAAATCCCATTTAATCACTACTGTTACATTTGTATCGTATGGTGCTGATGGGTGAGTTATTTTAAAAGCATATATTTTACCTTTAGTAAGCGTATTTGACGATAAGTTGTTTATGTCAAAAGTATGAGTAGTATCATCTGCTATATCTACTGCTTCTGTTAAAGAGGTAGCTGCACTTGAATTTGGTACTTCTGTTCCATCTGCTGATTCGTGTATTCCGAATATAGTATCACCATTTTGTGCTATCTCAGTTCTCCACATAACCTTATGTACGCTACCATTATATGGTGCAACAAAAGCAACAAACTCATTAGATGAAGATGTAGAAGTTTTCTCTATAACATAGCCATTAATAGGAATAAAATTACCAGTTGCACTACCATAATACCCACAATTAATAAATTGATATGTAAACGAATCTACATACTTTTTATTGGCGATATGATCTTCTTGTGTTGGAGATTTTTCTACAAATACTTCATTATCTGATAACAATAATCCTGTAACATCATCACCAATCTTAACTGGTTTTTTATCAGAAGATAATCTATTGTCTAATCGTAGATTACTACTATCTTGATAAATACGAGCATTACTAGTTGTTCTATTACTACTATAAGCCATTAATCGTCATACCATTTCTTGTCTTTCTTTCTATTAGCTTTACTATCCATCTGTTTAATCTTATTCTTCATAAAAATAAGTTCATCTTTAATCTTATCAATAGCAATGTTATTCTCATTAGGTTCTTCTACATACTTTTTAAGAGGTATAATATCGTTTTTTACGCTAGATAATTTCTTAGTAACCTCTTTAATTACTAATGGTAATAACTTTGATAAAATCTTATTTATTATCACTTCTTAAGCCTTTAATCAAACCTCTTACAACTGATCCGAATACATTGTCAATCATATCTATTAGCCACGTTTCTACAACTCCCCAATGCTTCTTTGACCAACTCCATCTTGATAGATTCAATGTGCATATTCTACCTAATGATTCAAAAGTCTTTTCTACTACTGCACAAATCTTTTCATTTGGAATCATTTTTAAAATAGTCAATGCTACGCCACCAGTTCCTACTGTTGCTATAGTTGTTATATTATTTAATAAAAAATCCATTCTTACTCCTTATATCCATTTTTTTTAAACCCACTTATATCAATATTTTCCATAGGTCTTGTCATTGTATAATCTTTAATCTTACTATTTTGTATTTCTAAATCCTCGCCACCACTAATATATGGTGTTCCATCTTCATTGTGAGATACGTTATAAACCACGATAGAACACTTGAACAAACCAACTCTTACAATGCGACCAGCATATTTCTTTCCCTCGATCCAAATATAAATCACATCGCCAACGTTGATTGCATTTCCCCAGAATATCTTTACAGATTCTACTAAACCTTCTAACGTACTCCTGAATAGCATCGCTACGAATCCTACCAAGAATAGCCACCCATAACTTCCAATTAAGTTCGTTCCAATCTCTTTTAATTGTTCTTCTCCCATTCACTCTACATTTCCATTATCAAAGATTCTAGCTTATCAAAGCGTTCTTCCATCATTGTTTCTATCTTACCTACGCTTATTTCTAAGTCTTGAATATCTTCCTGATTCTTATTTATTTTCTTTTGGCTCTGTATTATGTCTTTTTCAAAAGATTCCATCTTATTTGATGTTACACCTTGAGTATAAATAAAAGTGCCTAGAATCGTTAATATTGTTAATGCAGTTCCAATTAAGTTCTTATCAATCATCTCTAACCTCAAAATGTGGGAAGTCATCAAAACGATTATCCATTACTTGAAAGTCCATATCCCAATCGCCACCCCATCTTAACTTGATGCCTTTAGCTTGTGCGATACCAAGAACAAAACCAGCAAATAGTGTTTGTCTTTCTCTATCTTCCCAGTCTACTGGATAAGGTGTAACATCAACAGCCCTACTAGGACTACTATTATGACGACCATTAGGGAATTTAACCTTTGTCTTGCCTTCGTCATAGAGCTTATCTTGTCTTTCTTGGGAACGATGCCCCTCGAGAACTGAGCAATCCACGAATTGAATAACTTCATTGAACACCTCTTGTAGTCTTTCATCACAAGTAGCTAATCTTTCTTTTGATCTCTTACCAAATCTAGGCATTATTTCTTTTGTATATGAAATATCAATGTCAATGAATCAGCAGCATAAGTTGGCGTTCCATCTGCAACTATCCCCTGAACATATACAGAAGTTGAGCCAGAAGCAGCTTGTAGTAGCATCGTTGTATCTGAATCTTCTGCAACTCCACTAGCTGGTAATACTTGATGGATTTGAGCATTATCTAAAGTACTAGCTGTCCCAGCTTGGTCATCATCTAATTTAGCGAAACCTAATATATTATTCGCAACTATATCCCCATCTGCTATATTTGCTGTAGCATTTATAGTTCCAAGTGCAGTATTACCTTCTGAAAACACAAACCTCATATCGGCTGTTTGATTAGCTGTATCCAGAACGTACATACCTACTAACTTTGAACAACCACCATTTCCAATAACTGCATTTGGTATTGCTGTAGCAGTAAATAAAACATCACCAATAGCATAAGCATTAGTGTCTAGTGTTGGTGTTACTCTTATTACTTCAAAATTGCTATAACTATTCGGCATCTTTCACCTTCGCTTTCTTTTTAGATTTTTTAGCCACTTTTTTTACTTCCTTACCATTTTTATCACATTCAACAAATCTTTCTTCTAATGACTTGATATCGTGTGATGGTATCACTTGAATAACTACGCCATTTGGTTTTTTAAAAAATCTTTCCATTTTTTCTCCTTGTAAGATAAGGGGAGCTTTTACACTCCCCTTAATTAATCAGTTATTATGAAACATCTGATAAGATATAAACACCAAAACCATCGTGTATCTCTATCTCACCCCAGAATCCAGTCGCAACATATTCTGTTGTTCTGAATGAAGCGTTACGTTCTGTTTCTATTCTCATTAATCCTTCTGGCCCAATCGCTAATCCAAGTGCACCTTTACTAAATGCAAATCCTGCTGCATCGCCACCTGAGCCAACATCTTCATTGATTTGATCTGACCAATAAACATCAAAACCAGCAATAGTTCCTACAACACCATTAGCTAATTTAGTTTGTGCTAGTGGATTATCTGCTTGAACTCCAGCTGATGGGTCTATTAATAATCCTGATAATCCTTTAGCACCCCAAACTTGTTTAGGTGATAACACTAGATTATAAGGCATTGGAGCACCAGCAGCTCTTAATTGTCGCATAGAGCCGAAAATATGGTCTAGGCTTAAAGCTGTTCCAGCACCACATTCTGTTTGTGAAAAAGATTCACCAAGAGTAACAAGGTCATCATCAAGTTTAGCTGCAACTGCATTACCTAATACAGCACCAACATTACCAGTATAATCTTCTGCACTACCCATAGCTGCAAGATCAGATACATCTGTTCTAATAACGTGCTCTGATACTGTTACACTTCTAGCAGCAGTATCAATAGATGTCATTGTTGTATAATCTGCTCCATCAGTAGCTGCTCCAACATCTCCTGAGCCTATCTTTGTGTAATCAACAAATTGAACTGTGATAGCCCCTTTAACAGCTTGTTTTGAAGTAACAAGTGGAAGCATTACGTTAGAGTGATTGAAAGCAATAGTAGCATCACCAATAATCTTACCTAGCCCACCAACTACTCTACCAGCTCCAGTATCCGATACTGCATCAGCCATAAGATGGTTACCAGCATAACCATTCTGAGCCCAACCTTGTATATTATTTAATAAATTGTTCATTCTATTTAACCTACCTTTTTAATTTAATTTTTAATTATTTTACCATTCTTATCAAAATTAACACCACCAAATAATCCTATTGAGTTGCTTGTAAGTGATTTACCTTGTTGTTGCCTATTGGCTCTTTCTTCAAGTTCATCTATATAAGTATCAAAATTCATATCTTGACCTTTATATTTAACATCACAATCTCCATCAGGCTTCTTGTCTAATGTTATATCATTTTTTGGATCAAGGTCTACACCGAAAATCTTGCTATGCTTTTTACTCATATGCAATCTTAATTCCTTGACCTTTGACTGTGTTAGCTTCTTGATAACCTTTCGGATCTTTTGTAGCCCATTCTTGATAAGAACTATATCCACCAAATTCGCCCACTCCTTTTGTAGAGTTAGCTGGTCTTTGGTTTGGAGTTCCTAACGTGTTAGTTTGCGACACCCTACCTACAAACTTTTCCAACTTATCGAGTGATAAATCTTCTGCAATTAGTTTATCATCGTCATTAGTGATATTTTCCATTAATGATGCTCTTTTGTTGGTTTTATATACATTATATTCCTCTGCTACACTTGATAGCTTCTCAATCTTAGCATTAGCTTCATCAAGTAACGTCTTATATTCGCCTTGCTTTTCAAGTTCCTTCTTTCTAGCAGCTTCTTGCTTTGCTTTAAGTTCCTCTAACTGCGACTTATAAGAATTAGCTTCATCAACTGCTTTATGCTTCTGAGCAACTACTTCATCTAATCTAGCTTTTGGAATACTATTATCATTTGTTGCAGCTTTTGTGCTGTCGTTTTTTACGCTGTTGTCATCAGCTATAGGTGTGTTTGTGTTTTCTTCTGACATTTTTATTTCCTCTTTTGTGAGTTAAGTAACAAAATTACTACTAAATCGTTATACATATAATAGTTATAAAAGTCAATATAAAAAAATACTTATTTTTGAATTTTGATAACAACTTTCTTATTCTTTGGAAATTGTTTCTTAATTTCTTTATCAACTCTACTGTCTATCATTCTAATTATATTCTTGGGAAAAGGCTGTCTATCATCAGTAACCTTTCTTCCCATTTTATCTAATTGCTTTACTCTAGCACCAAAAGAAGCCCACTTAACAGAAGCAGATGCACTTGTACTAGATGGTTTACAATCATTCATAAAATCACCAGTTAATACTGGAGATGTTTTATTTTTAAAAGCTGTAGATTGCCTTCTAAACTCATTGGCTCTCTTTTTTTGACCATAATCTTGAGTATAGCCTTTAAACTTTCTACCAAATATATCTTTACCATTATCAAATATGTGTTTGACGTAATCTTTCCTGATTGCATTAGATAAACTTCTAAAGAACTTTTTATCAAGCATCTTTTCTCACATCTTTACTTTCATCTGATGCTTCTACTGGAAACCATTGATGTCTACAATTATATCCACCTCTTTCTACTAATACTTCTGATCCAAACTTGGCTTTGATTTCTTTCTTAGTCATCGCACCAGCTTCCCATATCTTAATACATAGTGGTCGTGTCTTATCATCTATAGCACCTACATATCTAAACTTTTCATTCTTAGGAGATTCATCAATCATTATTTTACCTACTGATGCACTATAATCATTAAGTCCAGTCGTTACTAATGTTCTCATTTGTGCATTTGATAGCCCAGCTTGTTGTTGTATTGCTTGTAGAATACCTTGTTCTGTAGCTTCACCTAATGCACCTTTAACAATCTCAGTCTTAATAACACCACCCATCTTGCCTAAACTATCTGCAAATGATGATGTAGAGAAGTTTGTTAATGCTCGTAGTGTATCTTCTGTAATCTCTCCAAATAACGTCATATCGGCAAGAATCTGTGTATGTGCAGCAGTATATCCATTAACTATGTTTTGTGCTTTTAATCGCACAATTTGCTCTATATCTAACTGGTCTATAGCTAATAAGAACTCATCAATGGACTTGAATCGCCTATCTTTAGATAATTTAAGCAAATCTCTTACCATCTCTTGTTGTAATACGCCAACTTGATTAGCAATAGTATCTGCTACATTGTCTATATAATTTTGATTAGCCACCTAGCAACTCCGTTACTGTTCTTCTTGATTCCCAGAATCTGCAACTCCAATATCTAGCTTTGGTTTTATCTGTAGGTCTATTAGAATCGCATTTGTGCCTTGCTCTAAAACTTCTTCTTCTTTCATCAGAATATCGTTTAATAGTTAGATTCGGATCACCAAACATTACTTTCTTTACCTTGTCGCCATCTTTAACGTATACTTTGAACTTCTTGCGACCATAACCAGCTTCACCTTTTGTGATTCTGCTTGGCTTATCTAGTCTTACTTCTTTTCCTTGATACTCAGCCATTATTCTACTGGTTTGGTTAGTGCTTCTAGTAATGAGCCTTGTGGAGTTGGTTCTTCGTCATCTTCAGCGAGGTCTTGGCTGCTTCTTTCGAATAGATAGTCCTGTGCTGTTTCCCTATCTGGAAATCTGTCTGGATCTTTTTGTAATAATATATCAGCGACATCGATGATTCCGTGTGAGAGTTCCCAATCCCACTTGGCTCGTCTTTCTTCATCGGATAGTATCTCCTCTTGTTCCTCGTAATCAATCTTTAATAATTCACCAGCGTTTACATTTGCTTCAACGCCTATGATGATTGATTCTAATTGAAATAATTTATTCTCAACATCTTTCCACCGAATAATATCACTAATGCGCGATTCGGTAAGCTCCTGATTTCTCAGTTTGATTGCTACACCAGATTGAGCTGCCGTTCCGTCTACGAATGAGATATTTAGATGATAGTTCTGCGCGAGTAACTTGTAACTATGCTCTATGGAGGATGCTAGAGCTTCTACTGTATTCGGTGGAGATACGATGTTCATTGTTCCATCAATACCTAAGAAAGATATTTTATCTTGACCAACTTCGAGAGTTTCTTTCTCTACTTGGCTACCATTAACATACATATAGCCAAATGATTGGAACATTGTATTTGCATTGGAGTTTGTTTCTGATACATTCACCTCTAAGTTCGTAGCTATACAATCCATAGCTGGAGATGTATCGATATAGGAATACTCTGGACGACCATTTTTAAAACATTCAATGAAAGGTAACACACCGTAAGGATTAATGTGTTCTGGATTCTCTGGGTCATCCAGAATCTTCCCATTATTGTCAAATATAAATGTATGTTCACTATCCCAGTATGCACTTAACTCTGGAGTATCATCTAATACAGATGCCTTAATAGAGAGAGGATATGTAATAGACGTAGGTCTTAATGGATCATCACCGAACTGTGCTTCAAAATCCATTATAATATCATAATCAAGAGCACCATTACGCCAAGTAGGCTTTATCAAGATATGCTCAAGCAGATTCGTCATACGTTCTGCTCTTTGCATTTTTAAATCTTTTTCATTAAACATCATAGGAACATTCTCATTAGAGTATTCACGTTTAGGTGGCTTCATATATACTAAACTGACACGGTCAATAATACGCCTTGTAATATTCACATTCGCTACTGGAATCTTATTAAGTAAACTACCACTAAAATAATTTTCAGTATAATGTTCTGTATTTCCGTTATAATAATCCCTAGCGATAAGTCTTTTCTTACGCCATTGATTCTTTGCATTTTGTTGTGCTGTTGCTTGTGATTCTCTTAATAGCATTTTGCCTACGTTCGGTATCATCTCTCTATTGCTCCTAATGTTGGTTTAATTATTGGAAATTCCCATTCTATCGCATAACCGAGTGCATCTGTCATATGTGTTAATAACTTATTACTCTTGTCAATATCCCTAGTTCCTTGTTTGTTAGTAACCTTCTCTAGGTCTTGTATTAACGCTTTGCATCTCGGATCAATAATGATGTTTCCCTCCAACATTTTGTTTACCGAATTAACTCTATTTGTAACTGGTGGATTGCTCTTACGAACATTCACTTTAAACCCAGCTTGTTTTAATAAATCTATATCACTAAACATAGCTGATGTATGTCTTTGAAATCCACTCGCATCAGGATAAGCTATATACTGATGATTAGGATATTTATCTTTGATTACTGCACACATTCTAGCACTTAATAAATCCCCTTGACCTTGATGTGATAATGATATGCAGTCGAAGATTCTGACTTTTGGCTCTGTCTTGTATGTGTGGAATAGAACTGCACACATCGGATCGACGTTCCAGTCGATACCCACCCTGACTGGCTGACTTCTGTCGTATTCACATTTTTGGACATTCTTACTCCTCTCAAATGAATGATATGTTGATAGTGCTGATATGTTTACAAACTCACCATCACGATACGCTTGTAACATACTTTTATCATAGTTTTCTTCTAATAAGTCTACATAAGTATCTGGAAGATAAACATTGTCGGTAGTCTTTCCGTGTATCAATGCTTTGCTATCATTAAAATTCTCTACAAATTGATGATGTGTGTAATGAAATCCCTCTGGCGATGTTACAATATATATCTCACAATCACTACTACCTCTCATACGACCAATAGCTTTCTTGTATGCTATATCGCAATTCTTCCAGCTTTCTACATCAAACTCATCAAACCCAATAAAAGTAAGCTCTGCACCAATAATTCTTTGTGGCTTTTGTAACTGGTATATCTTCATTATTCCATATGGCGTAGTGAACTTATGTTTCTGAACATTGTATTTGTAATTGATACCATTACGTTCAAATATATCTTTCATTGGCTCTACAAACAATTCTTCTGCTAATTCGTATGTAGGATATATAATCCAACCATTAGACATATCTTTATCGTTTCTTTTCTTTATATGATTGATAAATGTCTTGTGTAAAAAAGCGTATGTTTTACCAGATCCAAATCCACCGACTAAAGCGTTAATCTTTTTCTTAGATGTAATGAACTCCCATTGATGAGGAAGATAATCCTCTTGATATAAAGTCATTTTAGATTCCATCGAACTCTATCTCATCTATTGGTCTAATGA